TCGTTAATAATAGCCTGTTCAGTAACGGCAACAGCACCCATTGTAGTCTGTAACAACACAGTACATTCATGTGCCAGCTTATTGCTTAAATCTAAAAACTTTAGCTTTTTATCTAATTTATCAAGTAGCGCACAGTCTTGTCTGTTGTATTCAACAAATTTACGGAAGTCATTGTTGTAAAGTTGATCAAGGGTGCCTTCATAGACAGTCTTTGACTCACCGATCTCCATCTCACCGATAGCATCCAATCGATAAGTGTGTCGTTCTTCATAGGTATATTTTCTATAAAGTTCTAAACTGTCCAAATGCACACGCCCTACAAGATCATATGTAGTGGCCTTGCGACCAAATTTTTCATATTCTCTCTTTTTGGGATATTGATCCCAAAGACACAGTCTGCGAGTGTCGTCTTTGCTTAGTACTTTGGTGATACGATTGACAGTGTATGGCATATCGAAGCCTTCACTGTTCCAGCCACTTAAGATATCGGCATCCTCGATCAAATTCAAGAATGTATCTAACATATCAGCTTCGTTATCAAAGATATGTGTGTTGGGAAAATCTTTAACTAATTCTGTTGCTTCTGCAATACTCATACCCTTTGGTGGCATAGCAAGGCATACTAATGTATCTAACCATTGAAGGTGAACAGCAATCGCAGTAATGGGCATAAATGCATCATCGGGCGATGCATAACCTCGTTCTGGATCAAAGTCCACCTCAATATCCCAGAATGCTACATTGAGTTTTGGAGCATCGGCATTTAGATAGTTTTCACTCAGACAGACGAATATGGGATTAATGTCTGCTTCGTATAGTGTTTTGTTGTTGTTGATTGCAAGTTCTTTTCTAAAGTCCTTGCTGTTTTTGCAAACTACACGAGTAAGGGGTTCTCCGTAAATACTTTGAAACTTGCCTCGCTGGTCTGGATAGTAAAATGTATAGCGAACTGGAAACTCTTTAAACACTCGGTTTCCGTCTTTGTTTCTCTCAACAATTTTGATGAGATCGCTATCGCGCTGAAAATAGGCATCGACGTACAATTAAATTTTCTCCTATGCAATTTTAGGCTTGCAAATACCTAATGTGCGGTTTATGGCCCTGCCTACCTTTCTCTTACATATTTAGTAGTCTAATATAGCCTACAATATCAATAGTGACTAGCAATAGATAGTTTGCTACCATACCGGTACTTTTACGAGTCCAAGCAGCCCATCCAAATATAGCACATTGTAAAATGAATATCGGATACAGATAGAAAAATAACGGGTCGGTAGCACCGGCTGCTAATGTTAGCGAGCAGCCAAGACTCATCAACCACGCTGTAATTTCTAATGTAAATCGAGTAGGCCATTCACGGTAGTCAGTCCTTGCCCAATTATAAATATTTTTCAACATATTTTATCCTGCATCTCTAGTTATAAAATTTACTTTGATTTTAGAAGGATTAAAATATTGTTTAACAATATCTTGGGCCAGTTTCAAATCAAACTCTTTACAACTAAAAATGTCAAAGTATGCAGTGCCATCTAGTTCCATAAAATGCCCGCAAATATTTGATGTTGTTATAAGCTGCATCAAACTAAATCCTTGTTTAGGATCTCCTTCAAGCAGATATTCTATAATTGGCTCTCCGTGCGGAACCATTTCTATTTGCACAACGAGATCTTTGACAAATTGGTAGATAACTTCTTTGCTAGAAATACTGGCAATATTACATCCTGCACAGTCTAACATCAAATGATATCCCCAGTGACTCATAGTGCCACCTTAGATAGACTTGTCATCAGGCAATCGACCAGTAACTCCTAGAATCATCTCAACATCTTCCCAAGCTGACTCATGTTCTTTCCAGTTATCTTTATGTGCAATGGTAATTGCTTTGTTAATAACGCTGGGTTTAATTTCCAGTTCTTCTGCTACTGCTTTAACAGTCTCTTTTAAACCTTCTTTTAGGTCTTCAATTTCTCTTAGTACTGTCGAACCCTCATTAATAAGACGTTCCAATTTGGCTTTTTCTTCGGGCCCGTACATTCTTGTGCTCATAGCATCTCCTAGTAAAGTGTTAGTATATACTAGTTATCTGCTATAGTCAATGTATTTGACAATTTATTCAGCCATTAAAAAAGCGCCTTGCGGCGCTTTTATTAAAATCGGAATGCAGTCCTAATTCGATTAAGAATTTCATCATCCTCGTGTCTAACATTTTCGTAGGTTGTTTTATCAGTATTGGCAGCACCCATTGTAACTGGAGCGCCACCTGCCGCTGCTTTAGCACCCAACGCATTAGCTCTTGCTTGCGCAGAACCTTGCATCTTAGATTTGGATGCAATTAATGCTTGACTTGCAGCCGCATAATCTGGTTCGCCTGGATTTACTGTCTTTCCATTGAACTGTATTGGGCCGTCTGGCTTGCCCATTTTTAAGGTTCCGGATACTGTTTGATTACTAGTTGTAGTATTTGAACCAGTTGGTGCCGCTGCTGTTGCAGTTGTAGCTGGTGCCGCTGTATTTGCTGCTTGGCTATCTTTCGCAGGGTTATATGCTGCTGGCGCAGCCGCTGTTGCAGTCGCTGCCTTATTACCTGGAATTCTTGTATCAGTTGCAGCAGTTGCTCTTCCGCTAGCATCAAGTCCAGCAGAACTAGGTTTAGCAGCAGGCGCAGCAGAACCAGCAGCAGGCGCAGCAGAACCGCCGGTAGCAGGAGTAGCACCAGTAGCAGGAGTAGCACCAGTAGGTGCAGCAGCGAGTTGGTCGCCTCCAAATTGTTTCATAGCAGTTCTAGTCTGTGGTCCCATTACACCGTCGGCTTTGATCTTAGCACCTTTAGCAATTAGGTCTTGTTGGATTTTCATAACTGCTGGATCAGGTTTAGCCATAATCTTTGGTTTAGCTGCTGCCGCTGGCGTTGCTGGTGCTGCTGCTTGAGCCGCAACAGCTTTATCTACACCAGTTACATCATCTTGTGAACCAGATTTAATAGCAGCAGCTTGTGCAGCATTGCCTGTCATAGCAGCGCCCATTTCTTGATCTGCTCTATCTAAATCAGCGGGATCAACTTTAACTCCTGGTGCTGCCGCTGGTGCTGCTGCCGCTGGTGCTGCTGCCGCTACAGCTTTACCTTTGTTAGGAGCACGAGCAAGAATAAATTCATCGTTAATGTCAGGCTGGCCACCACCCTTAGTTAACCACGCTTGATCTGCAGGACTCATTGCTGCAAACTTAGCAGCATCTGCACCTTGATAGGGATTCTTAACTGCTGGTGCTGCTGCCGCTGGCGGTGGCGCAACTTTGCCACTAGTAGTCCCATCTGGATTAATAGTAATTCTCTCATCTAACTCGTAACCGAATTCTTCAACTAATGCTTGTGCAATAGAGCTTTGGTAGTCAATACCTTCATCTTTCTTTTTCTTTTCGGCTTTCTTTTGATCTTTGTCTTTGCCACCATCGTCAAATGTACTGCTCTTACGTGTATATTGAGTGCCGGTGCTGAGTTCTTTTTTGTCAAACTTGCCAGTTGTTTTTTCCTTATCAGCACGAGCCTTGGCGTCTGCTACCGTTGGAAAACCTTCATTAAGAATTTTCTTGCTTTCGATTTGATCCATCTTGGCAATAAGTGCTTTTAAGTCCATTTTTTTCCCCAAATTTCTATAATATATTTATGCTCACTTTTAACTCTACGGTAGCGAATCGCGTTGTTAGCCCAGCAGCCGGACCACACTTACGGTAACGAGTACCGGTCCTAAGGTGTGTTAGTTAGTAGGTGCAGCAGGCACCGCAGACGGTTCTTGCCCTGGCACAATGCGTTCGATAACACGTTCAGCAAGTAATCTAGCACGATCTTTACTGCGTTCTGCACTGCGTTCTGCACTTTCTACAAATTCTTGTTCGACAGTTTTAAAGTATTTGCCAAACATACCAGGTGTGGCATCTTCTTTAACATTTAACACGTTACTTGTTACTTGCATTGTCGGCACTGAAGGTTGACTTATAGTGTTTGCCCCTTCAACAATTTGTAGAAACTTTTTTATACTGTTTCCGTCAGCCTTTGATGTTGAAGTAACATTGTCAAAACTCTGCAATATCTTTTTCATATCCATTAGTTAAGTCCTTTAAACTCTTCAATACGACGACAGTCTTCGCATTCACAATCTGTGCAGTAGTCACAATTTAAACAACTGTGACCACAATGTGGTAAACAGTGACAAGGGCAGTTAGCCCTTAGTCTCTTGTACGTGTCGTCCTGTGCCATTACTTCTTAGCAAAAGGATTTACACCCTTTTTAGGACCTGCTTTCTTATCAGCAACTGCCTTTTTCATTGGCTCTTTCTTGTTGCCGTCTTTATCCATGTCTAAAAAGTCTGGCTTAGACCCTTCTTTAATTTTACTGTCAGCTTTAGCAGCACCTGCTTTACGACTTGCTGCTTTTTTAAATGCTGACGGCGCAAAATCCCTTTCATCCGGGTCGCTGTCGTAAGCATGGCCAGCTTTTTCATGTTCGGCTGCATCTTTCTTTGCTTTAGAAGAATATGATTTTAGTGTGTTGTTGCTTAGTTCGCTAACAACTGACGTCTTCTTTTTGTCAGCAACTGCCTTTTTCATTGGCTCTTTCTTGTTGCCATCTTTGTCCATGTCCAGAAAATCTGGCTTAGAACCTTCTTTAACTGCAACAGGTCTTCCATCTGGACCAACTACTTCACCTTTATCTAAACTTACACGATCCATTTGCTTTTTAATACGTGCTTCTAAAGCTGCTTTAGCTTCTGGACTTTGATACTTAGGGTCTTTACGTAAGGCAATCAGTTGTTGTAGTTGAGGACTCTTTTTAGCTAATGATGCTTCGTCATTGCCAAACATACTTTCTTTAACACCTTTGGCTTTGGCCTTGGCTTTTTTAGTATCTTTGTCATCGCCGCCGTCTGTAAATGTATCTGACTTTCGAGTATATTGAGTTACACCTGGCTTAATTTCTTTTTTGTCAAACTTACCAGTGCCCTTTTCTTTGGCCTTCTTCTCAACATCTTTCATCATGTCTTCCCAACCTTCGTCTAGATTTGACATGTTTTCTTTTTTTAATTTTGCCAGCTTAACTTGCGCTTCAGTTAGCTTTCTTTTGTATTCTCTTTTTACAGACTCTGTATAAACATCACTGTTGTTTAACTTTTCGCCGTATTCGCTAAACTTCATCTCATATTCCATGTAATGATATACACTGGCAATATAATCAGCAGCTTTGGTAACTTTGGCTTGAACCCAACCTTCTAGCTCGTCACCGTCTTTAATCATTTTAAATAATTTAAAACTGTAGTTAGCTAGTTTATATAAATCAGCACGAGCCATTGCGGCTTCGTTGTCTGATGGGCGTTGATCTAGTTGCATTTGTAATTTCTCCAATCTTTTATATTTATCGTTTAATAGCAGGACCGCCAAAAAGACTAACACCTTTAGTTCCAAATGCACCCTTAGCTGTTCCGTCTGGATTTTTAGGTTGTATTACCTTAGGCTGCGGTGGCGCTTTAGTTCCGCTTTTGCCGCCCCATGGATCTCCTAGGTAGCTTTTCTTACCACGGGCTTTTCCCGGACTAATATGCGGAGCATCAACTGTGCCAATATTAGCAGCTGATGTTGCACCAGCAGTTGCAGTTTCGCCTAATAATTCACTAATTCTCATATTATGCCTCAAATAAGTCTAATGCAATATTCCAGTGCTTGATACGGTCTTCAAGACCAATAGTACCGCCATTAATTCTTTTGCTTAACAATACAATATCGCCGGTGTCGCAGATTTGATTTAATCCGTTTTTGCGCCAGAACCAGCAGGCTGTAAGTGTAGCATATGCAGCTTGTCTTAGTAGATCAGGATTTTCCACTAGGCAGTCGTCTTGAAATAAATCACGACTGCATTGTGTATAGTTACTGCGACCTGTGATTTGTAAAATACCACGACCACGGAATTTCCATCCGTCGCCGCTGGCTTCGGGACCATTGCCCATTCTACTGCTGTAAATTTTATTAGCAATCATTTCAGGCTTACGCTCGTACTGTTTTGCCAGTTCATCTGTTGGAAAATATTTTCCAAACAATCCACGAAGCCCTTTTGCACCGTAATTTAAGTTTTCTTGTAGTACAGTAAAGTCTGCACTTTCGTGCTGACACTGTGCAATAAATCCTGCTACTCTAGCAGGAGTAGTAATATCGAACAATGGAAAATATTGTTCAAATGAATCATACCATACTCGTGGATTTTTATTGTTATGAATACACTCTGCTAATTTTTCAGGTGTAAAATTAAATTCAAAGCTCATAGCTTTCTCCTTTTGTCTTGTTGAGATTAGTTAATGGTTGTGTTTTAAAATAGTGAGAATATTTTTTGTTAAAATGTCTCATAATTATACCAGCAACTGAATTGGCCTCATTTTCTTGGGGACTACCAGTGGCACCACTATCGGGATCAGTTAATTGATTTTGAGTTTTCTGTTTAAAATGTACTAACTCGTGTGCCAATGTTCTTAATATATCTAAAACGTGTCTATTACCGATGCCTAAATGTATAACATCATCATCCTCTATAAAACGACCAAATGTAGGTTGCTCAGAATCACCGATATCTTTTTGCAGCTTAATTCTTGGTAGCTTACTTATTTTTAGTATTGACATAGCAATAGGTAAGAAATCTCTAAAAGCCTGCATTAAATCTGGCTCTTGTTTATTATCTACATCTATAAATTCTCTTAGATTCATTTTTTATCAATCATGTACGGTAAACTAAACCACAACTTAAACCATTCTGCATCGCCTGGTCTAATATTATTCTTTCGCATAATCTCGGATTTTTCTTGACCAACTTGACCAAAAGTTTCACCGTAACTTGTTTGTTGTGCTCGATATTCGTGCAATCTAGCTGCACCGCCTAGCCCACCTAGTCCCGATAATGCCTTTAGCTCATGGATAGGATCATTAGGTGCCAAGTAACAATCGTCTGGATTGTCTTGACTAATATCGTAACTAGTTACTTTGTACTGTTTCATTTAAGTGTTGCTCTTAACATCCATCCGTGCTTTTGATGCGAATCGATACGTCCTGCAATAAAGTCACTAAATCCACTTTCTTTATTTTGTTCGCTTATTTCAAAAACCATTTTAAGTAGTTTGATCATTTTTTCGTTATCGTTTAGTAATTCAATAACCATTTGTTTGCTGTCAAGTATTTCATTTTCATCATCGACTTGTGTCAGCATACTAAATCGTTGTAGGCTGGCAGGTGCGTAGGCGCCCATAGCTCTAATTTTTTCAGCAAATGGATCGATGCTGTCATATACTTCTTCGTAAATGTTACCAAACAAATTATGCAATGGTTCGAAGAACATACCTTCTACATTCCAATGAAAATTTTGTGCTTTTAGAAAAAAACTAAATTCACTGGCAAATGCAACTTTAGCTGCCTTTTGTAACTCTTCCATTATTTTTTATCCTTTGCATCGTTGGCAAACTGTTTGTTAGTAGCTTTTACAATACCACTAAATCTTTTATCACCGCGTTTGACATTGCCTTCTTTGTCTGCTTTGCTAGCATCAGCACCAGCAGCTTTTTTGTAACGACCCAACATGTCATTAGATAGTTCTTGTAAATTTGTTTTTAAATCTACACTTTCGTCATACTTTGGCATTGGTCGTTGTCCTGGGCGACCTTTGACCCCACGCTTCTCTGTGCTGGGTGGTTTTGTGTCAGGAACAATGTCACCTTTATTTCTATA